GGAATGCCATCATCGTACTCCACCGAAACCTGGGCCTTGCCGTCGCTGCGGATTCCCATGATGGTGCCGTTTTTCCTGCACTTGTCCAGGATGCTGCAGATGCGGTGGGAGAGTTCAAGCGGCAGCGGGATGCATGTGGGTGTCTCGTCGGTTGCATACCCGTACACCGTGCCCTGGTCCCCGGCTCCCAATTCATCCGCCTTACCTTCGGAATCCCTGATCTCCAGGGCGGTATCGACGCCGCCTGCAATGTCCGAACTCTGGTTGTGGAGGAACACGCTGATGGTGAATTCCTTGGGGTTGTAGCCACACTCTGCAAGGGCGGTCCGTACGGTTTGGCGTATGTTGACCTTGGTACGGCTGGTGATCTCACCGGCGACGATGATCCGGCCCTTGGTCGCCATGACCTCGCAGGCCACGCGCGAATATGCATCGCTGCTCAGGCAGGCATCGAGTATCGAATCGGCGATGTAGTCGCACAGCTTGTCGGGATGTCCTTGGCAGACACTCTCGGATGTGAGGTAGTTCTTCATGTTTGAATTCCTTTGGTTGTTTGATTGTTTGGGTTTACCGGCGTGCAGTGAGCAGTCGTTCCATCAGGTCATCCTGAGGGTTCGCTCCTTGATATGAGGTGGCGCTGTTCTCCTTCACAATCTGGAAGATCTGGTACCAGATCTGGTTTACCTGTTTCATGTATTCACGGCTCATCGCCACGTACGGAGAAGCAATCGCAGCACCGGTGGTAGGGTGCTTTGCGAGGAATCCGTACTCGCTGACGGCCATCTCGCACTGGATCCATCTGGCTACAGCCATCGCGTACTGGTGTATGATCTGGCTGCTGACTAAATTCTCACAGCGTCTGGTCTTGAGCCAATCCCATGTCTCCTGGAAGACCTCTGCAGCATCGAGCTCGATGCCACTCTTCTGGGTGACCGTCATGTAATATTTGACCTCAGGCATGTCCGCGCCCTCGAGCTCGGGAGCCTCGGGCAATTGCACCACGCGGGCCTCTCTGCCTTCGTGGATTTTCTCTGAGAGAGCCTTGGGTTTCCTCCCTGCACCGACGCGGGCACCGCCACGGTTGGTACCGTCTTTTGCCATGTCGCACCGCCTTCGTATGATGAGGGGGTCAATCCCCCGTTTGAATTCCAATTTTTACGCGTGATTGCCCCTGCCCGTTGTACGCTACATATGGTGTAGAGATTCAGATACCCCTAGGGTTGGCGCTACTAATAGTTACCTTTTAACGTTCCATCGGTCTCTCTGGCTCCCGTGGAGGGCTGAGTGGCACCTGTTGCATAGTGCCATGAGGTTCTCCTCGTCATCCGTACCACCATATCTGGTGGTCTTGATGTGATGGGCAACCGTCGCTCGTGTAAGTCTTCCCTGCCTGCGACACAGCTCGCAGAATGGATGCTCGGCGAGGAACTTACTGCGAGCCTTCCTCCAGGAGGAGCCGTAGCGCTTGTGGGTGCCGGGATCCCGCTGGTTGCGTTCGTAGGTCTTTGCAGCCTCTTTCGCATGCTCCTCACAGTATCGACCTTCGGTGAGTCGTGGACAGCCTGGGTGGCTGCACGGTCGCTTGGGTTTGTAGGGCATGAGGGGTACTCCTTCGGGAAAAAAGAAAGCCCGGGAGTTTTTCCCGAGCTCTCGATTGGACTTGTCTGAGTGTACAGTAGCGTGGAAGGCGAACTGAGCACAACTGTTATTTTCTGATATTTCAACGATTAGGTACAGAGTTGACTCACCTGGTAGGTATGATGGTTTCCATAAGAGACTCTAGGTACATCCTGCAGCATCTATCAATTCAAACAATACTTTTGCAAAATCACATTTAAATGGGATGGATGGATCATTTTGGTGTGTTTTCAAGTTGTTAAGAGATTGATCGGTGATTTCAATCGGCATGTCACCTTTCTCGTAGCGCCCGCCAATGAAAGTGATAAAGTCCGGAATGTATTCGCTGCTATGTGAAGGGGTGATAAAATGATTTCTTCCAACACAGGAGGCAATCCATTTGTTCATTTCAGATCGATCACAGTGCATTGAGAGAAAATCTTCAAAATTTTTACGGGAAAAGAGAAAATCAGGGATATCCTCAGGTTTACTCTGATAATGCTCCATATTCGAGTGGTTGTTACGCTGGTAAATGTCCCAATCTGCCCAAATCAGAATCTCAGATCTGTGATTACCTTTTCTCACTGCCCTGAATTTCTTTTCTATATTTACGTAATCTCCTCCACCTGAAGACATGGGGATGAAATGTATCGGAATACCTTCTTCATCAAAATACCGGTTCATCTCTTGGAGATAAGCTCTCTCCGAGGGACCTTCACATACTACAATAATGATTTTGTTTGGTACGTACATCTATCATCCATCCAATTCAAATATATGGATAGGGAATTCCTGAGAAAATTCCCTCTAGATACTGTTTTCTGAAATTAGTCACATTCCGGATTCCCTTGAACTCTGAGACGCGACTAAATGTTGTACCTTTCTTCATTGTCCTGTTCACGAAGCCAATCTCAGAAACTCTCATCATGTCCTGTTCCATTATATCAGTATTGTGTGCAGTGAAAATCAGCTGTGCATTTGATGTATTGTATCTCTTGTCCTTGAACATCCGCACAATTTCTGCCAACAGGAAGGGGTGAAGGGAATTTCCCAACTCATCAACGACCAGTACGGTTCCTGACCTTAATACTGCCAAGACTACACCTAGCAAACATGCAATACGTTGTGTGCCTGCAGATTCGTCCCTGAAATTGAACTGAACTTCATTTCCAAGAACATCTTTATGGTAAGAATTAATTTCTGTTGAAGTGATACTGTTTTTTGTAAATCGTAATTCATACCTTTCAGATGGAATTGCAATATTTGCATCCTTTACTTCATCCCGTTTGTACTCCATGCGTGTAATGTCGATGTCCAATTTTCTGAGGATTGTAACAATCTCATCGAAAGCCCTTTGTAATTCTTTCTCATCATCTGTATTTGCCAGTTTGTCCAATCCGAGTGTGAAAGGGAATGCATTGTCTGAACGCACTTCGAGGTTGTTGCTCATGAAACCAAATGCATCTGCCATGGATTCATTCAAGCCTGCATAATTTTTACCAACCACAGTGATAAAAGGTGTTCTGAACAAACGCTCCTGATCTAAGCATTCTACCGAGAATATAGTGTCCAGCTTCTTGGACGGGTAAACCTCTGTAGATAACTTAGTGAACATGGTTATTCTGTTGTTGATAGAAAAAATTGTTTCTCCATTCTCTATAAGTTTTTCGGTAACGATTTCCTTCCTGTCAACTTCCAACAGATATTGGAATTTCCTGTCTCCATCCATGAATTCTAACATGAATGAGGTAATGTCGTTATTAGGGTGCAGCTTATTTGGTAAGGTTGCTTTTGGGTTGTATTTATTTCTGATGATCCCGACAAGTGATGCGAACGCTTTTATAATTGTTGACTTTCCCGAGGCATTCGCACCATATATGGCTAGGCAAGGAATGGTCCTCACTTCATTTTTTTCAAGGAAGGGCAACAGTTCCATCTGTCTATACCCATTAGGAGCCTTTTTTTCTGCGTATGTCATGGGGAGAGTTAAATCTAGTATTGATCTGTAATTTTTTATTTGAAATGATAATAACATATATATTCTCCTTTATTGGATATAGACAGTATCCTTATAAATCATAATAAAGTCAAGATAAACAAAAATATTGCTTATCTATGAAGTGTAAGACGTGGATATAAATGGCACCCTCACAAGCGCCAGTGCCTTCCGGTGCAGGTGGTAGATGTAGTCCTGGCTGTAGTTCAACTGGGCTGCCACCTGATCCCATCCAAGGAAGGTAAGGTATCGCATCTCCAGCAGCGTCTCACACTCCATGCTATTGACACTTCGGATCGCTTCAGCGATCTCTGTCTTGAGACGCATCAACTGTGCGATGCTGGTGTTGATTTCATTTTCCAGTTCGGTGATCCGCACCACCGCCTCTTCCACGGGAGACCGCCTGTTCGATGGAGCCTTGGGGACCTCGGTGAGTTTGGGGGAGATGTAGACAGCATGGCTTCTGAGCCAATCGAGCTGGCGTTCCTTGGTCTTGATGCGTTTGTCCAGATACCATGCCTGCGACAGATATTCCTTTGCTTTCATGCTCTTGTCTCCTGTAGGTGAATCTTGGTGAAGTCGGGGTTGATCTCACACAGGAGCTCGAACCACTCGCTCTCGAAAAACCTTTCAATCTCATCCTTGGTCGCCCATGCGTATACATAATCGGGGTTGCCTTCCAGCTGAGATACCGCCTTGTGCCAGTCCATCACAGCTCGATCTACGATTGCTGCCGCCAGTTGCCTCATGCTTGCCTCGGTCATCGGCTGCCCTCTGTAAGTTCGGCCTTCACCGCTTCGATAAGAGCATCCTGGGTTTGCGCTTTTCCCGAAAGAACCTTCATGATGCGCTCATCGATGGTATTCTTGGTGATGATGTGCTGGACCACCACCGTCTCGGACTGCTGCCCTTGGCGCCACAGGCGCGCCACCGTCTGCTGGTACAGCTCGAGGCTCCAAGTCAGTCCGAACCAGATCAGGCAGCTGCCACCACTTTGGAGGTTCAGCCCGTGCCCAGCCGATGCAGGGTGGATCAACCCGACCGGCAGGTTCCCTTGGTTCCACATCCGGATGCTTTCGCTCGAGTCCAGATTCGAGAATGAAACCCCTAGCTTTTCCAGCCTCCCTGTAATGCGTTTGAGGTCATGCTTGAACCAATAGGCCACCAGCACACTTTGCCCGTTGGCTGACTCGATGAGGTCCTCAAGCGCATCGAGCTTGCGCTCATGGATGCCGATCGTCGCCCTGTCGTCGGTGTACACAGCCCCATTTGCCAGCTGCAGCAGCTTGCCCGACAGGCTTGCTGCATTGGCAGCCGTCACCTGACCCCCGGAGGCATCCAGGACCAGCTCCTTTCGGAGCCTCTCGTAGGCAGAGCGCTCCTCATCGCTGAGGCAAACCTTGTACTCGTTTGTCACGAGCTCGGGCATCCTGATATGGTCCTGGGCCTTCATAGAGATCGTGATGTCTTCGATTGCCTGGTAGATTTGTTCCTCCGCACCGGGGGCGGGTTTATAGCTGAACACGATCTGTCCATTGCGTTTGTCTGGGGAGAAGTACGCATCACGGTAAGCTCCGATGAACCTACCCAGCCTTACTCCTTTGTCCAACAGCTTGAACTGCGCCCAGAGGTCGATCAGGCCGTTGCTTGCCGGGGTACCGGTAAGACCCACGATGCGCTTTACCACTGGGCGGCGTTTCATCAATGCCCTGAACCGCTTGGAGCGGTGGTTCTTGAACGACGAGAGCTCGTCGACGACGACCATGTCGAAGTCGAAGGGCAGGGTGCTCTCTTCGATCAGCCACTGCACGTTCTCTCGGTTGATGATGTACAGGTCAGCCTTGCGCCCTAAGGCAGTAAGGCGCTCGGCGGTACTTCCCACGGCCACTGACGGAATCAAATCCCCAAGGTGATCCCACTTGCCGATTTCGGCAGGCCACGTATCCCTTGCAACCCGAAGAGGTGCGATGATCAGGACCTTGTGTACCAGGAAAGAATCGAACAGGAGGTTTGATATGGCTGTCAGGGTGATGATTGTTTTGCCAAGTCCCATCTGCAGCAATACCGCCGCCACGGGGTGCTGTTCTATAAAGTCGCTCGCATACCGTTGGTAGTCATGCGGTGTATATGTCATTGATGATCTCCTCTATCTGCTCTTTTGCATCCAGCACGTATGCCTTGAATCCCATGGCCCTCAACATTTCATACCTAACCCGTTGGAGAGCCCTCATCTTTTTGCCTGGAGCCTTCACTTCCACAAAGCCGCATTTGCCACCAGGCAGCAGTACCAATCGGTCCGGCATTCCATCGAAGCCCGGGCTTATGAATTTCACAGCCCGGCCTCCCATCTTTTTCACAGCAATCACCAGCTGCAACTCGATCTCTTTCTCAAGCATCCCAAATCTCCCTTTGGAACGAAGGAACGAGTGGAACGAAAGGAACAGGGGGTCCTATAAAGTCCCACGTGCGTATATACGCCTTCGCTACCACTCTCATCCCCTGTATATCTACTTCCACTTATGTAGTAGATAATCTTGTTCCATTGTTCCTGTTACCCCAAAACCTGCTCCTCAGAACGGGATTGCGTCATAGTCCAATGGAACCAGTTCTGGAACAGGCTTGGAACGTTCCGATGATTGTTCCGTCCCTTGGAAAACGTAGGCGCGTTGCTTTCCGTAAATCGGGAAGTATCGCGTTCCTGTTTTTGTTCCTTGGTATTTACCCCAGCCCTCGATCTTCTGCATGATGGCAGTGATCCCGTATGAGTCGTTCTTGCTGATCATGGCGGGGTCCTTACCGTAGCATTCGCACCAGATCTCCATATTGCAGACCACGGTTCTCTTGACGGTTCCTCTCACCGTCATGCCGCTGTCCTTCTCCGAAAGAAATGCACGTCGCGCATAGAGGTCCATCGCTTCCCAGTTTTCGGGAAGCAGAAAATCGAGGTAATTCCTGACGTAACCCTCGCGCACATCGATCTCCATGGCTTCGCTCTGAACCTCTTCCGCCTCTTCCAGAAAGCCTCCCTCGAGATAGAGTTTTTCACCGTTTTGCCAGATTGCCTTCGCTTCAGCCCAAAACTGGGTCCGATACGCCTCGGAATATTGCCAGGTCATCTTATGCCTAGCCAGGTTGGACTTGATAATCCAGTACCGGCGGTTGCCGGTGATGTCGCGAAGGTACCCGTGTTCTCCGTTGACCGTCGCAATGATCACGCACTGGCGAGGATGGCTTTCGACCACCTTGCCGTAGCTGGGGCGGTATTGGTCGTCGGATGTGGAGAAGAACGCCTTCACTTTCTCAATGTCGGCTTTCTTTATTCCTGCCAGTTCCCCGATCTCTGCGATCCACACCCCCTGCAGCTTCTCGGCACCCGCCTTGGACTCCATATCGGCCAAAGAGAGGGTTTCGGAATAGTATTCACTACCCACCAGGTCCTTCACGATCGTGCTTTTGCCGATACCTTGTTCGCCGTCGAGCACCAGGACGTTGTCGAACTTGGTTCCCGGATGGTAAATGCGGGCAACCGCGGCAGCGAAGGTCTTTTTGGTTATCTCCCTGACATAGGGGGTATCGTCGGCTTCCAGGTACTGGATGAAAAGCTCCTCGACCCTTGTTTCGCCATCCCATGGTGGCAAGCCATTCAGATAGTCGCGGATGGGGTGGAAATGGCGGTCATCTGAGATTTTTGTGAAAGACACATCATGATTGCGGCTCGAGAAACACCCATAGCGGATATCGATGAGGGATTTCAGCTGTGCCGTATCGGCATCGCGCCAGAAGTTGTTTCCCACCGGCCTGTCCCATGGCATCTTCGATGTGACTTGAATGCGCCCGGCAAGATCGTTGTAAGCAAACCCCGCGAGATCCGGATCGTTGTCTAGGATCAGGTTCAGGTTCCACACGCAATTTTTGAGCACGGTGCTCCTGGTTTCGTATATCAACCGTTTTTTCCAGTCATCCTCCGGTACAAAATCAGCCTCTGCTTCCATTCTGCGCTCATGAAGGATGAGCAACTTCACCCGTTCGTCCTTGCTGGCAAGATCTGCCATGGCGTTGAATGATTTCTTCGGATCGTCGTCGCCGAAGCGATGTACTCTTACCAAGTCGAATGCATTGAGAGTCTTGTTGCATGCAGGATCGGACGCGTGATGTGAGTAGGCGAATTTGCCATCGTAGATCACCACCCCGGCGCTCGAGTCGGCGGGAATGTAGTCGTACCTTCCCTCTTGGGTGGAGGGAGCATACACACCGGAAAGGAACGCATCGATTGCCTCATCGATCGGGTGGTAGGCTCGACAGAAAACCCCCACAATTCCTTCTTTCGCCAGTGGATCGCTTTGGCTACGCATCGAGGTTTGGATGATCTCGGACTGACGGGAACTGACCGGCCATTGGGAGGCATCCTTCCAGTCGTGGTACATGCCAAGGTACTTGTCGGGATCAAGCGCACCCCCGTCCTGGGCCTCGAATATGAATTCTCCGTTGGACGGACAGCTCGCCCAGTACATCATGCGGTTTGCCTGGTAAGTGGAGTCGTCGAAATGGTCTATGCCGATCTGTTTGGCCACCATGCGCATGAGTGCGGGGTACTCGTCTTCACCTACTTCACGGGTGAACGGGAATACGATGCGGCAGCGGGGATTCTCAGGGGCATGGCTGTGTGTTGAGTAAAGGAAATAGGTTATACCCGTCAAGGAAGTCTTCACCTTGCTGGGGAAGTCTTCTCCTCCTTCGATATGGTCTGCATCCAGTGTTCCCACCATCCTGCAAATCACATGGCCATTCTTTCGGATGCCCTCCTTCAACCATCCTCCGACGAAGCCTCCCTGATCCTTCAGCTGATCACGTTGGACACGTGGGAGCCGAGGGTACTCCTGCACTGTCTCTGATGTTCGGATGGGGTTGGCGTTTCGATCTTTTATCGCTTGCCAGGTCATTTCCTGATTCTTGTACTTCCGGTCGGTCTTTCGGTTGCAGAGCGCAACCTTGATGAGTTGATCGTTCATTGTATCTCCTTCAGGAAGTCCGTCCATGCGGTGATCGGATAACTGTTCACAGTTCCGAAGCGTTCGTCGTTCGTTTCGCATGCACGTATCTCGATCGCTCGTGACCGGCAGAATGCCGAAAGCTGCTTACCGATGGCCTGGGATTGTGCAAGATTCCAGTGTTTTCCGAAAACCTTGTTGTATTTCGCCACGGTGTAGAACTGCAGTGAGGCATTCAAGGCGATCTCGAGGGTTTCATTTTCCTCCGTGAGGTCCATGATCCGTCGCTGCGCCTCGAGTGCTCTTTGGTGTGCAATCTGCAGTGCGCGTTCCATGATGTGTTCGGGAGAGTTCCATGCTTCCTCTATGGCAATGAAGTACCGCCGGAATTTTCGGCCCATATCAGAGCGTTGGAGCATGCAAATTTCCTTGGCCATAGCGATGGTGATCTCATGGTCGATGCCCGGGCGACCTCCAATACTTTTACTCAGATTTGAGTAAAAGTCCTTTCCGCCGATGAATCCAAAGTCACACATTCGAGAGAACCAATCATTGTAACGGGTTGACACCTGCAATGCCTGATGCAGGTCCCGTGCACTGACCGTAGGTACCGGGGTTTCATAGTTGATGGGAATCAGCGTATCTGATGAAGGGCCTGTGCTTTCGCTGGGACGGCACACATCATTGTTGCACCGGTCTTGGCTATAACAGGGTACGGTTTTTCGACTCATAATTATTCCTCCTCCTTATTGCCGAAAAACCGTACCCCCTGAGTTTGGGAAAAGGAAAACCACCAGAGGCGGAAATGGAATGATCAAATGTTCCTGGTTTCGGTCTCAAGGCAATCACTACTGAAATATCTAACCTTGTATCCCTTGCAACGAGCCCTATCAATTTCAATTTGCATTCCTGTACTGATTCGTTCACCAAACACCCAAACTTCCGAACATTTGCTCATGAGCACGATACCGAAGAACATGCCCAGATCGCGTTCGTTCTGAAGCCCGTCATCAAGAAACTGTGGGTAGAGCAGGTGAGGGGTTATCGGAAGATAACCTTTCTCGACTGCAAAACGGCTGTAACGCCTGGCATGAAACACATTCTCTTCGATATTCCCAGCATATGGAGAGCAGATATAGACCATGGGATGATAATCAAAATGTGGTCTTGCTTGTTTCTCAATAATCTTCATGGCCTCATAAGGGGTCCTGTCCATATATCCTTCCTTGTTGCGTATATTCATATTCAGTCCTTCTTGTAGAATTTGGTCTCAAATCCATCCGCATTGAGCAGCAGTCCATCCGCCCATGATGGCGATGCCGCCATGGAAGCCTCGATGGTTTCCAATTCCATTTCATCAGGTGCCTCGATGACGATCTCGTCATGGATGTGCATGCAGATCCGATGATCCTTGAGTTGCTGCATCGAGTAGCAGAGAATGTCACGGCTGATTGCCTGTACGATGTTCTCCACCACCTTGGGCCCATATGTTTCGATGCGTTCCCATTTCTTTGTGGCTCCCACACCCTCATAGGTTACGCAATCGCTGCCAAAATCATTGGTACCCATACGGGGCTTCACGTAGGCAAGCCGTCTGCCTGATGGCAAGGTGATGAACAGGAAGCCACTCTCATACGAGAACTTGATGCCATGTGTGTTGGTCGAGATCCTATCCTTGACTGCTTCCTTAACCACCTTGTCCACATCCCACCAAAACTGGACGATGTTCGGATTGGATTGACGCCACACATTTACCAATGGCTTGAGCTCATTCTCTTCAAGGCCCATATCCAGAGCGCCCATCGCCTTCAGAGCTCCCACCGACCCGCCGTACCCGAGCGCCAATTCGGCAATTTTCCCTTTCTGTCTTAGATGGGCATTCTGGCCATGCTTCTCTACAGGGACCTTGAACATCTGAGAAGCGGATGCACAGTAGATGTCGCCATTGCCCGCAAAGACCTCCATGCGCCAGGTTTCCCCTGCAAGCCAGGAGAGCACTCTTGCTTCGATGGCTGAGAAGTCCGAAACAATGAATCGATATCCGTTTCTGGGGATGAATGCGGTACGGACCAATTGGGACAATGTGTTGGGAACATCGGAATACAACATCTGCACCGCTTCATACCCACCACTGTTCACCAAGGTTCTTGCAGTCTCCAGATCCTCCAGATGGTTCTGGGGTAGATTTTGCATTTGCACGAGCCTTCCGGCCCACCGCCCGGTACGGTTTGCCCCGTAGAACTGGAACATGCCCCTTGCCCTGCCATCGCTGCAAACCGCGTTTTCCATTGCCTGGTACTTCTTCACAGACGACTTGGCAAGCTGAAGCCTAAGCTCGAGCACTTCCTGAAACTGCAGAGGTGCATCCTGCAAAGCTGCCTTCACATCCTTCTTGCCAAGAGAATCGACTTCAAGACCATTCTCTGACAGCCAGGTTTTTACCTGGGATACCGAGTTGGGATTCTCCAAATCAGTGAGATCCTTCATCCTCGCAATCAACTCTTCTCGGGCACGTTTGTCCATCCTGATCGCGTTATCCACGAGATCCTTGTCGACCAACACACCCCGGTCGTTGATACTCTGGTCTAGGTGATACTCATCCCAGATGGCATCGGGAGCTGGAAATCGACAGAGGCGCTGATGGATGGCAATCTCAACCTCGACATCGCGCTTGTTGTACTCGATGAACTGCTCCCATTTGTCAGGTGCATCATCAGCCTCATTCCTGGTACGCCCGCCGTTGGTGATGGTAGGATTGCATGGTGTGCAGAAGTATCTGATCAGATCCTTGCCCTCGGAGAGCTTCTGTTTCTGAAGACCGAGCACTGCACCGACGCCCATCAGCGATAGGGGTAGTCCCAGATACGCCGACCAAATCATCGTGCAACGCCAAGAGACCGTGTCCAGATAAGTACCTGTCGGCAGTCCTAGATGTCGGGAAAGACAAATGCGTTCGAAGGTTGCATTGAACGCCCATTTGATGATGCCATCATCGTAGATAGTACTGATTATGTTTTTGGGGATTTTCTCTCCCCGGGTGAGATCGACGACCTTCACCTCCCCGCCGTCCACGCTGTAACCGAATAGGAGGATCTCGAAGTCCTCTGCCTCGCAGTAACGGTAAACTCCGCTCTTGGCTAGATTGATCGAGGAATACGTCTCGATATCGATGCTAAGGTAATTCATCCTGATCTCCTGGTAACGAAGTTGGGTTTCAAGTAAGCACATACGAAAAGGACGGCAGCATTATGCCACCGTCCTCTTGTGAAGAGATCAGGCAAGGAAATCATCCTCGTCGTCGGTGGCGAAGTCGCTCTCGGCACTCGCCTTACCGCCTAGAGGCTCTCCCTCTTTAATCAGCTGCAGGTTCTGAAGCCCGCACGCGATGCCGCGGTTGCCGTTGGAGTTGAACGCATAGAAGGTGATCGAGGCCCGTCCGTAGACACCCGAGTACACATCACTGCGGTTCAGCACGGGATTGCAATCCGCATCAACGATACCGGGTGCGGTGGCACTGTTGGCATTGATGAAGAATGCGTTCTCGTAGGCTGGATCATCCGGGCGGTCGATATCACCATCGCGCAAGGGAGTCTTCAGCGATGCAAGCGACGGGGCTGTTCTTCCATTGCCCTTGAGCTTTGCCTCGCCTTCCTTGTACGCAGATTCGATGGCAGTCTTGATTTTCTGCACGGTTGCCTTGTCACTTTTGGGGATGATCAGGGAGACCGAATACTTCGGAGACCCTCCATTGATGGACTTGGGCTCCCACACATTTGCATAGGACCATCTGGTGTTCTTTCCGGTGATTACCTTCATTGGATTTGCTATTGTTGACATCATTTTTCCTCCATGTCGTCAAAGTCGTTGATTGTGATAGTCGGTCTTTTATCGCTGTCCGGTACAAGCGTCGGTTTGCCTTTGGGCTTGTAGATGAATGGGCCCAAGATCTCATTGAATCGTGTTCTTCCCAGCAATTCGGTCATTGCCGTGATTCCCAGTACCTTGTGGTCGTAGGGATCGAATCCAGAAGAGTTGACTGCCTCGGCGACAGCCTGCTCATCGGTGTACTTGCGTATCGATCTACCCTCGACCAGTTTGAATCCCTCCAGTTTTCCTCCTCTACCCAATACCGAAAGAGCGTACCCCTTGATATCGCTTACCCAAGAAGCCAACTCGTCAGCTTTGGTCAGGATCTCTGCAATCTCGTCATCTCCCAGGAGTACCGGTTCGGCGAACTCGTAGCGAGCGAGATCCAGGTTCGCCTCGGCACGCTTGCGGCAGGTGGCTTTCACCTTGCAGAAGCGGCAATGGGGACCTGAGCAGAATTCACCCTTGCCCCGGAATGCCAATTCAGCCTTTGGCTTGAGATAGGATTCAGCCCAGTTGGTTAGATCATCGGCAGACATGGTGAACGTGCTCACGTTTGTAAGGCGGGGTTGGAATACGGTCATCGATACCTCTTCCACCTCATACAGCGAGCCGAACATATCAAGAGCTCCGAGGGAATAGAGCATCATCTGGGTATTGTGGTCTGCAGAGACTTCGACTCCCTGTCCGTACTTGAAGTCGATGATATGCAGGTTCCTGTCGGCGATGATGATGCAGTCTCCGGTCCCAGAACATTCAGGTACATACGTGCTGATATCCAGGCGTTGTTCAAGGAGTATCAACGGATCTTTTTGAGCATCCTTCTCATGCTGCAATGCCTCGAGGACGAATAAGGCATATTCATCGGTACAGCTTTCCATTTCCTCATTGTGGTAGTGCAGGGTGGGTCTCGGGTCCTCCATGTTGATTCCCAGGGCAAGCTTGACCTTGTACTCGCATAGGGTATGGGCTTCTGTTCCTTCCTCGGCGAACACACTTGATTTCTCCTCGATGTGTTCGCATAGGCGTGCTGATGGAGGGCACATTGTCCATCGCGAGGCCGATGAGGGAGAGAGAAGGGCATGCCTACTCATCGGCAAGCCTCCTGATATCCCGGAGTAAACCTGGGTAATATTCCGGTTTCAGATCCTCAAGGCTGGTGGCATAGTGATGTTCATAGATGGCTGGCATCTGATCGGCCTTGTCCTTCGAGGTGATTGCGTCGACGGCAGCCTTCAAATCTTCCAATGTCGCTCCCAGACAAAAAGCCTCATCGGCAAGATTTCTGTAATGGGAGGGATCGATCGCTGAGAGCTTGTCAGCCCCATACTTTTGCAGGAGCAACCGTACCTGGTCCGTGTGACCATCACGCGACTTCTCTGCAAGTATCTTTCGCACATCGATCAGAGACAAAGGATTCTCATCCTTTGGTGGCTCTTGAATCGTTGGTGAGTCCTGTTCTTCAAAAAGGTCTGGTTGGATATCCTTATGTCCGAGCAGGTTCTTCAGGTCTTGTGTGCGAAGCACTTCTGCGGCTAACTCGAGCGCCTCCGCAAGCGATCTGAGCCCATTGGCTCCATCAAGCAACAACTGTGTCTTATCTTCCATCTCTATTCACTCCTTCTTGCATCTCATGTATCTCGACGCTCCTGACCGTCTTGCCCGGTGTAAGTACGAGCACTTCGCTGTACTGGCCGAACAGGAATCGCAGCAGCCTTGCGGGTAACTTTCGTCCACGGCTACCCAGCACTCCCTGGGTTCCTTCACGGACTTGGGCCACATTGATCTGGACCCTGTGCTGAAGTTTCATTGTGTTTCTCCATCGCTGTACGGGGTGTTTCCCCGGAGGATGTTTCGGTGTGGCATCACCCCGTGTGTACATCCTCTGCCTAATACCTGAAATCCGTACCCCCAGGAGAAAACGGGGATTATGCATCCCCGAACTCCTCGGCATAAAGAGCCCTGATGCGATCGAACATCTTTCTACGGCGGCTACGGATCGCATTGTCCGTAGTCCCTTCCTCCCGGGCGATATCGACGAGCTGTCGGCCCTCGCAGAGTTTCCAAAACAGTTCTTGCTGGGCAGGGATCAATTGGGGAATGAGCGTGTGTACCTGATCCCTGATCGAGGGAGATAGCTCATCCTGGAAGAGGACCTCCTCCGGGGCTTGGGAATTATCCACAAGATGCTCAATAGGATCGTTAGGATGAGTTACCGGGTTGGCATCGTGAAGAGTCTTCGAAAATTTGAACTTTGCATCCTGCAGTTCATCTTCATACCGATCGTTCAAATGCTCGGAATGGTACGAGTCGCGGAGAACGGTAATGATCTCCTCTGTGATTCCGTCCTTACCTGGGGTAAGTCTGTACGGTTTTCCGTCGATGCAATAGAAGAATTCTGGGTTGTCTTTCTTTGTCATTTTTTGTCCTTGATGGCTTGCACCAAGCCGAGGACAATGAATCGTTGGAAAGACAGACCTTTTGCGTTTACAGAAAAACGCACCTATGCTCAAAGGACTGTCGAGTCTTGCTCTTCTTTGCGAGAAAGCAATCCATCGATCATGTCCTCGGCTACAGGTGCGCTGCCTGTTTTCGAGTTTTTTAATAAGCTGCTACGCGGCTATCCTGTTCTGAGGGCAATTACGCCTCAGAATGCTTTAAGGTTTTTATGGACTCACAATCTACCTAATGTTCATGGCTCATTCGCTTCACCTCCTTTGTCTTTTTGCTTTGCTATTGCAAAGTCCTACTTGCTGTTTACAAAAATCTACCAGTTATGCTTCCATCTATTGCATTTCTGGTAGAAATCGGCTTCGTTGTATCTGGGTTCGCCCATCTTATGGGTCAGCGTTTTTGTGTGCGTTCCCGTGTCGATTAGCCACTTAAAGTGGCAGACGAGCCATTGAAGGTGTTGGTGGAGAAGGGTTCTGGTGTGCGACTTCCTTTGCTTGGTCGCAATAATTGAAGTTTCTAAGTACAAAGGCATTACCTCTCCTCAAATGTCCCTATGTCCGCTAACTAGCGAACATAGGGGTAAAAATAATGCGCAGAACTCTACTGGGCAGAGTCCTCCGCTATTATTGAATCAATAGGTCTAAGTCACACAGCCTATTTCGCATGGCCGACTTGGACACCTGATAAACATCAGCCATCTCTTGAATGAAACTGTCGGAGACGTAAACCGGCTCCAATGCATCAACGCTTATGCCAAACTGCTCAGCCATCAGCATTCTCACGGTAATCGCGGGCATAATCAGTGCTGCACCGAGTCGGTTGGCTTGCCACTCCCGTGTTTCCTCATCTGTCATCGGTGGTCTTTCCGGCCAGGTTTCAATATGATAGGCGGTGCATTCGATGTGCGGTGTCTTCGACCCCGGCTTCTTATAGTAGAAGCGGGGATGGAGGATAGAATGCGAACACTCGTGGATGATGGTAAAGCGCACTCTGCCTTCGATTTCAAATTCAAGGACATCCTTGTCAATGAGAATCCATCCCTTCTCAACATTAATGGGCTTCGGTTTCGTTCGCGTTTCATCCCAAACGATGAGAATGCCGTCTTGGAAGCAGGTCAATCCCAAGGTCTGTCTATCCTTGGATAGGCAAGCGAAGTCGATGGTGGCTTTGCAATAAAACTCGGCGAAGTGGTCTACGTCCATCGCCTGCGGTTTTACTAGCAATGCCCCATTCAGGTACTTCGTAAGAATTTCTTCGGCCTTCCTCTCAAGACGCTCCGCTGAATAGTTGTGAAACAAATACTCTTCTCCTCTCAATGCGTCATTCGTCATCGCCGACTTTCGTGTTGATAAGGTCGATGACTTCCTGCCAGCCTTCGTCGGAGAGATTGCCGGCTTTTGCCCTGCGAAGGGCGACGCGTGCGAGGTCCTTCTCCATGATGTATTCAGGCAAGTCGGGCGATACAGTATTCACGCGGGTAAGGGCTGCCATGTCCAACAGCTTTTCCTTATTCGCACCTTCCAGTTTTAAAATGCGAGCGATATCGCCCAGTTTCTTGTCAGGCGGGTAGCGGCGGCCTTTCTCAATGTCGCTCATGTAGGCAGGAGCGATGCCCAGTTCGGCGGCAAACCCACGAAGGGTGATGCCCAACGCCTTACGCCTTTCCTCTATGAACTTTCCGAAAACCTGCTCGTTCTCGTTCATTGCAATCCTCCTTTCAAGGTGGTAATTTGTTCGCAAGGGCTATACGTTCGCTAACATAATAACTTTATACACCCTCGGTTATGTGTTAATCAACCCCATGTAAGCGAATTTGCGAACATTTTTTATGAAGTCGATCTTCTAGCAACGACCCTTGAATTTGCATAGCTGAATTAACAATCAAAAAGTAATTACTTATACAATACTAAAAAATATTGAAAATAATTTTGTAAAAATAATTGTGATTCTAATCTGTTTGTATGCTATTATTTAATAGGATTAGCTTATTTTGTTCTGAGGAGGAAGTGTAATGCCGGAAAAGAAAACGACACCACCCAAAGTGCCTATAATGGAACACTTGAACATAGCCGAATTCAACCGAGGACAATCTTCGCGCCTATTAAGGGAACTGGTAGACGCGGATAAATCGGCCTACATCCAGAAGAACGGTAAGCCCATCGCAGTAGTGATGTCCTATAAACGCTATTTACGTCTTTGCGAGAAAGGAGTTGATATCAATGAGTATTAACATATCGGAAAAATCAAACTTTATTTGGAAGATAGCCGAGATCCTACGCGGCGACTTCAAGCAGAGTGAATATGGCGACGTTATACTCCCGTTCACCGTGTTGTGCCGTCTGGATAGTGTTCTAGCCCCGACCAAAGATCGTATCATGGAGATTCACAGAAAAGGGAAGTTCAAGACGGAGTATGCCAAGCTGGCAGGATTCAAGAGCATCACAGGCGGGCTGAAGTTTTACAACATCAGCGAGTTTACTTTCGCTAAGCTGAAGGACGATGCTGTAAACATCGCCGATAACTTGACTGACTATATTAAGGGTTTCTCGGAGAACGCGCGGACAATATTGGAGTCTTTTGATATATACTCGCAGATTGCCCGCCTCGACAAAGCGGATCTGCTCTATCTTATTGTTACCAAATTCGTGGACGACATTGACCTGCACCCCGACCACGTCTCGAACAACGAAATGGGATACATTTTTGAGGAACTTATCCGTAAATTTTCTGAAATGTCCAACGAGACTGCAGGAGAACACTTCACCCCGCGTGAGGTTATCCGCTTGATGGTCGCTATGTTGTTTGACCCGGATATGCGCCTTATCAATGAGGCAGGATTCATGGCGAAGCTGTACGATCCGGCCGCGGGCACGGGCGGTATGCTTTCGGCGGGCATCGAATATGCCACTGAACTGAACAATCAAGCTCTTATCGAGGTCTACGGGCAGGAATTGAACGAGAAGACCTACGCCATCTGTAAGTCCGACACGATGATTAAAGGCAAGGGCTACGAGAACATCCACCTTGGCAACAGCTTCACCGACGATGCGCTGCCTCATGAAACTTTCCACTATATGCTATGCAATCCACCTTTCGGTGTGGAGTGGAAGAAATATGAGAAATTCATCCGTGACGAAGCAGAGCGAGGATATGACGGACGTTTCGGTGCGGGCCTACCTCGCGTGTCGGACGGCTCGCTCCTGTTCCTGCAGCACATGATAAGTAAGATGATGGATTACGACCCGAATGCCGACGGTTTGACCGGTTGTCGCCTTGCCATCGTTTTTAACGGTTCGCCACTCTTCACGGGCGATGCGGGCAGCGGCGAAAGCGAAATTCGCAAATGGATTATCGAGAATGGTTGGCTTGAAACCATCATCGCTTTGCCCGACCAACTATTCTATAACCCAAATTCCCGCTAAATTATAACTATAATACCAATAATTCTTTGGAATATTAGAAGATATATCATTCCAAGACATTGACTTTTGCTCAAAACATAGC